ATGGCAACCGACGACTTCAGTAGTTCGCCTGAGATCACCGTCTTGAAGCAGAAGGGTCCGCATCGGTGGACCCGGCACCCGAAACACGCAGACTTCGCGGTTTGGTACGGCAACACCATCGTGGCCCAAGGTGGCCAAGAGCTGACCGAACGCATCTACAAGGAGCGCAGTGCATGACGAAATGGACCCCGCATATCTATGGCCAGCTTCCGAAGGACCTCGGCATCAAGGACTACGCCCTCAGCGGCGAAATGATGTTCTGGCTTTATTGCCCGATCAAGATGCCTGAGAAGGTTCGTCAGCTCCCCGACAACCTGACACAATTCTTCCGCCTCATCTGCGACGTTGCCTCCGACGTTGTTGCTGACTTCGGTTTTGATCGGTGGCGAGAAAGCTACGTCTACCTCACGGCAAAGACCCTCTACGTCTCACCGCAATCACCGGGAAATCGCCTTGGCTGGCATAGCGACGGCTTCGGTACCGACGACCTGAACTACATTTGGGCTGACCGGAACCCGACGCTGTTCTTCGACGCCTTGGGTGAACCATACACCGCACCCGTAGACCATACCGAGGCCCTGAAGGACTTCGACTACATCGCCAATAATCCGGTTGCTGGTGAGCGGAACGACGTGACCTACCCCGACCGTAGCCTCCTTCGGTTGGACCAGACCGTCATCCATGCGGTCAACCCCAATCCCCAACCCGGTCTGCGCACGTTCCTCAAGGTCTCTGTCTCGAAGGAACCGTATGCCCTCAAGGGCAACAGCATCAACCATCTGCTGCCGGATCACCCACGCCCTACCGAGGAGCGCCAAGCCGAACGCAATCACCCCCAGGGCAATATGAATGAAGTTCGGACGAAGGAGGCCGCATGAGAGTTTGGGTAGCGGTTGGTCGCACCGAAAGCGGCGATGACGTGGGTCCTTATGTCTGGTCCTACGAACCCGATGAAGCTGAAATCCTCAGGGTCATGGAAGCCGATTGGCCGGAGGAGTTCGAAGCCTTCGGTGATGACGGCGGCATCAGTTGGGACCTTGGGTCAGCGGAGGTGATCGTTTGAACGCTTACACCTTGAACCCCGCTGTCAATGGCAAGCCAAGGTACCGCATCTGCACCAAGGGTCCTTCACATTGGTTCGTGGAGCGCCTGACGACGCACGGATGGGAGCGGGTACAGGAGGACAACGGCAGTGAGTACGCTTGCCGTCTCATACCATTCGCCCGTAGCACCGAACGCGATTGTGAGGATTGGATAGGCGGGGAGCTGGTCGCCTACGATGCCGAGTTGGCGAAAGAGCTGGCCATCAAGAACCACATAAAGGCGCATCCACCACGGGAGTATCCTTGACAGACTACGAACGCCAGATCGAACTTGAGATATCCATGGCTGGCCTTGGTGCCGAACGGTTCCAGTCAGCCTTCAACAAGAACATGGAAGCTGGTCGCGGTACGTCTACGGCGGCTGGCAACACCCTCGTCAAGAACGCGGTACGTCCTCTATCGGATGCTATCACGCACTTCGTAGAGGGCATCTACGCTGGCAAGGTTGGTCGTCGGGCAACGGCGGCTATCCTCATCCACGAACTGGACATCAACGCGGTGTCCCTCGTCGTCACCCGCGTCATCCTGAACAAGCTGCTTTCGAAAAAGAAGGTGGCCTTCACGATGCTGGCCTTGCAGGTTGCCAACGCCGTCGAGGATGAGGCACGGTTTACCAGCTTCGAACGTGACGCTGGACCGCTGTTCAAGACCATCGAGCGCAAGGCGGAAGGCGAGGGCGCTGACATCGGCCACAAGAGGCGTGTCCTTACCTACGCCATGGGCAAGTATGATATCCCGTGGGATCGCTGGGGCAGGACGGACAAGCTTCAGCTCGGTTGGAAGATGATCGAACTGTTCTGCGATGTCACCGGGTTGGCTGAGGTTGTCCAAGGTGCCCAAAGCGCCGACAAGCATTCCTCGGCTGACCAGTATCTTGTTCAGCTCACCGAGAAGTGCGCCAAGTGGGTCGAAGCCTCAGCCCTCAAGGGCACCGAGTTGGCTCAGTTCTTCATGCCTACGGTCATCCCTCCGAAACCGTGGGAAGGCTTAAGCGGCGGCGGGTACTGGTCCAATGCGATCCGGCCCTTGTCGCTGGTGAAACGGGCAAGGAAGGAACATCGGGAACTATTGAAGACCGCAGATTTGTCCGTGGTCTACAAGGGTCTCAATGCTATCCAGAACACGGCATGGCAGATCAACCCGCAGGTCTTGGCCGTGATGCGGGAATACATCAGCCTTGGGTCCACCTACGCCGGTCTGGTTCCGCTCGAAGACATCCCGTTGCCGAACAAGCCCCACGACATCGACACCAACGAACAGGCTGCCAAGGAATGGCGTTGGGCGGCAAGGGATATCCACAACGACAACTATCAGCGCAAGCTTGCTCGCAAGGGCCAGTGTGACCTGATGGAGTTGGTGAAGCGGTTCGAGCATGAGCCCCGTATCTACTTCCCGCACAACGTGGACTTCAGGGGCAGGGCCTATCCAATCCCGAACCTGTTGCATCCTCAGGGAACCGATGTCGTCAAGGGTCTGCTTCGGTTTGCCGATGGTGTTCCTTTGGGTGACGATGGTGCACGATGGCTCATGATCCACGGGGCCAACTGCTACGGTGTCGACAAGGTATCTTTCGATGACCGGGTGAAGTGGGTCAGGGATCATACTCAGTTGATCTTGTGGTCAGCAGAGGACCCCATAGCCAACCGATGGTGGACCGAAGCCGATAGCCCGTGGTGCTTCTTAGCGTTCTGCTTCGAATTCCGCGACGGTATGATTGCCAACGGTAAGGGCGAGGAGTTCGTCTCTCGTATCCCCGTGGCTCTGGACGGTTCCTGCAACGGCCTTCAGCACTTCTCTGCCATGCTTCGGGATACCATCGGTGGCAAGGCGGTGAACCTGACGAACAGCCCGACGCCGCAAGACATCTACCAGCGTGTTGCGGACGTTGCCACGGCCAAGCTACGCCTAATTGCCTCCACTGTTGCAATGGATGACCCACTGCAAAAGAAGGATGCACCGACGCCTCACGACAAGAAGCGTTGGGCTGAGGGCTGGGTGTACTTCGGTCTGAACCGTAAGCTGACCAAGCGCCCTGTAATGGTCCTGCCTTACGGAGGTACACCACGTTCCTGCTACCAGTATGTCGGGGAGGCGGTTGCCGAACGCATCAAGGGTGGACAGGATCACAACTTCGGTGACGAGCTGAAGAAGGCCACGGGTTACCTAAGCTCGACCGTATGGGACAGCATCGGGGATGTCGTGGTTGCCGCAAGGCAGGCTATGGAGTGGCTGCAACACGTATCCCGGCAGATGTCCAAGGCCAACCGTCCGCTCATCTGGAAGACGCCCTCAGGGTTCATTGCCTACCAAGACATCAGGGACATGCGGTGTCGTCGGGTAAAGACCAAGCTCCACGGGAAGGTCATCTATCCGAAGCTCTACGACGAAACGGACAACATCAACGGTGCCAAACAGGCAACGTCGGTCAGCCCGAACTTCGTCCACAGCTACGACGCGGCTGCCATGTTCCTCACCTTGGCCATGCTGGTCGACGCCGGGGTGACATCCTTCGCCATGATCCACGATAGCTACGGAACCCACGCGGGTAGGGCGACTTGGTTGGCCAACGCGCTCCGGCAGGCTTTCGTGACCATGTACCAAGGTGACGCCCTCAGTGACTTCCTATCGATGATGGATACGGACGACCTTGAAATCAAACCACGGCCACCAATGGGGGACCTAGACATAACGGAGGTGCTGAACGCCGCGTACTTCTTTGCCTAAACCGTTGCACTAGCGGGACAATCACACTGGTGGACACAATTGGTTGCCCACTAGCAATTTCGAATTTCCAACCAAAGGAAAACTTATGACACCTAAGGTTACACTAAGGTTCGGCGCGAACCACAACAGTCTTACCGTTGGTTCTACGGTGATCGACCTGAACACGCTCAGCAAGGACGAGAAGTATGAAGCTCGTCGTACCCTAATCGAAGGGCTGAAGTCTCAGCGTTACTTCTCCCGCGAGGCAATGATCGTCAACAAGCAGTTCCGCAAGCCGGTGGCTGCATGACGAACGCCGATGTTGCGCTCGACATTATTCTGATCGCGCTCCTCACAATCTCCATCTTCTATCCAAAGGGACCCCATGCCCCGGCTTAGGCTGAACAAAGACAAGATCAATATGGCCCGTCCTCGCGAAGTTGCGGCGGCGGTAATGATGACGCTCAACGGCCTTCAGGATTACACGCCTGAAATTCAGGTCATGGGCGCAGCGGCTGTCTTCCTCGAATTGAGCGAAGCTTTGGACATTCCTCCTCAGGAAGTCTTCACGGCCACCAAGAACCTCATCGCGGGACAGGACGGCAAACGCGCTGAGTTCACCGCAATCCAAGACTACATCCAAGGAGAACTGATTTGACGAACTTCAAGAAGAACGACCGTGTTGTACTCTCCGACGCCAGCGACATGGTTGGATACCCCCTCACCATCGGCAAGGAGTACACGGTTCAGGAAGACCAGACCGGCACATGCGTGGCCGTGAAGGACGACAAGGGCTGCCGCTCGGCTCCGTTCGCATGGCGCTTCAAACTGGTGGCATCGGCTGACACCTTCAAGGTTGGCGACAAGGTTGTCATCAAGGACAGCCAGTGGTCCGACTATTGGAACGTTAGGGACGTAACCCGTGGACGTACGTACACCTTGGCCACAACTTCGGCAGACGGTGACGGAAAGTTCCAGCTCGTATACTTTGTCAACGACGAAGGCCGAACGGTCAACAGCTATGCAAGCCGCGTAGACCGTGCCACCTCGAACTCCATCGAACAGGCCCGTGAACAGCGCAAGTTGAACAAGGCCAACCGTAAGGCTGCCGGTGTCGCCCGTGCTGCAACCATCGCCGCCCTGGCTGGACCCGTTGCCAAGAAGCCGATGCTGTTTGCCGAACTCACGGCCACACAGGTCCACGCGGCAATCGCCAAGCATATCACTGGTATGTTGCCCGGTCTCAGCGGCGTGAAGGTTCTCGGTCTCGAAAAGACCACCGAGGGCTACAAGGTCAACCTTGGTCAGTACGCATGAGCGTAACGCCACCGATGGCCCACGCCATCATCCTCTGGCAACGCGGTCAGCCAATCCCGGTTGACCTTTGGGTCCAGCTTCAGATCGAGGGTCACGACATGGTGGCCCTAGAGAAGAAGTATCGTAAGTAAATCTCTCCACTATAACAACAATCCCACAAAGGAATATACATGGCTGACAAGAAGAAGCGTGTAGAAGCTGTCAAGATCACCACCCCACGGGCACCGGCTGTCTTCCCGAAGCTGGACTTCGCTGCACCGGACTACGGCACCGACGCCTATCCGATCGAAGGTGGTGCGTTCTCCATTCAGGTTCGCCTGACCAAGGATGACCCTCAGGTCGCGGCACTCCTCGCCAAGATCGAAAAGGTTATGGAAGTCTCGGAAGCTGAGGCTGTCGAGAAGTTCAAGGCCCTGCCGGTTGCCACCCGTAAGAAGCTCGGAATGGAAGCCCCGAAGCGGATGGAGTTCTACACCACCGAGTACGACGAACAGGAAGAAGAGACCGGAACGATCCTTCTCAAGTTCAAGATGAAGCACTCCGGTACGACCGACAAGGGTAAGGACTGGAAGCGGTATCCGCAGCTCATCGACGCTCGGCTTCAGAAGCTTAAGAAGGGTACGGCAATCTGGGGCGGTTCTACGGTTCGCGTCTCTGGTGGCGCTGTTCCGTTCTGGGTTGCCGGTCAGGCTGCCTTCGGTGTCTCCCTGCTTCTCGAAGGTGTTCAGGTGATCGAACTGGTTTCTGCCGGTGGTCGCTCGGCTGCCGACATGGGCTTCACCGAGGAAGAAGGTGGCTACGATGGTAGCGACGGCTTCACCGAAGAAGACACCGACGACCAGAACGAACCCGATGGCGATACCTCCGGTGACGAACCGGAAGGCAGCGACGACTTCTAACCCTTGGCATTCGTACGCAATCTGGACAAGGGCGCTATCCTCAAAGGGTATCGCTCTGGTCTGGAAGACAAAGTGGCCGATGAGCTGAGGGCAGTTGGCCACAGCTTCGAATATGAGCAACTGAAAGTCGAGTACCTGAAGCCTGCTCGCAAGGCCAAGTACACACCAGACTTCAAGCTCGCAAACGGGATCATCGTTGAAACGAAGGGCCGGTTCCTCACCGAGGACAGGCAGAAGCACCTGCTTGTCAAAGCCCAGCATCCCGAACTGGACATCAGGTTCGTGTTCAGCAGCAGCCGAACGCGCATCTCGAAGCAGTCCAAGACGACCTACGGCATGTGGTGCGAGACCCACGGCTTCCAATACGCAGACAAATCAATCCCCAAAGCATGGCTACATGAGCCACCGAAAGGCATCCAATGATCAAGACCGTACTCGCTTCCGTCGCTGCTCTGTTCGTCCGTCCGTCGACCGAAGGTGCGCTTAAGGCACTTACGTCCACCGTGTCCAAGCTCGACGCCGTTGTCCTCCATCACACCTCGCATATCGAGAAGCACGACGCCAAGGTTGCGGCTTCCAAGGTCAAGCGTGACGCCACCTTCGACAAGTCGCAGGAACACTTCGAAGCTGTTGACGCCAAGGCACGGGCACTGGTTGTCGCTGCTGAAGCCAAGGCTGACAAGCTGACGATCGCTGCATGCAACAAGGCCGACGCCATGGATGACGCTGCCGACGCCGAACATGAAGCCGTGGTTGCCGCTGCTGCTGACGCCAAGGCTGCCTCGACGGCAGAGATCGCCCAGGCACAGAAGGTCGCTGCGAACATCAACGCGCTTCTCTCGTAATCCTTACCGCATGTCTCTGGGTGGTGATCGTTCTGTTCGCCACCCTGTTTCCCCTCACTGTTTTAAGGATGCCTGTTTGAGACCTATCTCCCAAGCTGAACTGACCGAACTTGCCAGTCGTCTACCGAAGGCTGGACCGCACACTCGCCCTCATGAAGTTGTTCATGTCATGCGCGAACCCGACTACCGGGCAATGTACCGCAACGCACCCATAGATTGGGAGCAATCCTACGTCGACAAGGTGACCTTCAATTTGCATCGCGGTCGCCTTGACGGGACCACGGTCTACTACTGGACCTACAACGGTGTCATCGCGAGGGTCGACGTTTGATCACCGAAAAGGATGCCCAGCTCCTCATCTGTGATGACCTCGAAGGCGACCATTACGAAAACGTCCAACCTGCTGAGATCACTGGTGATAGCCGGTGGTCCAAGTTCTACGAGGCTGTCTATCGGGACAAGCGTGACGGTACCTTTTGGGAAATCTCGTGGTCTCGTGGCGCTACCGAGTATCAGGACCAAGGCGTCGAAGATGTAGCTATCCAGCAGGTATGGCCACGCGAAGTAACGCGAACAATCTACGTGACCTCCCCAGAATAACCAGTGGAAACTGAAAGTGAATTTGTCCGACACGAGAGCTGTCCCAAGTGCGGTTCATCGAACAACTTGGGGCGGTACAGTGACGGGCATGGACATTGCTTTGGGTGTGGCTATTTCGAAAAAGGCGACGGAGGAACATTGGAAGAGACTGAAGTATCCGCGCCGAAAGCGAAGGGACTTTTACCTATTGGTGAGCCGAACGATTGGGCTAGCCGTAAGATCGACCTTGAGAGTTCTACCAAGTGGGGCTTCACGCGATCCGAGATGGGCGGCAAAGCTGTCCGTATCTTCAACTACCGCGACACCAACCAGCGCATCATAGCGCAGAAGGTACGCACCGCTGGTAAGGACTTCGTCTTCCTCGGTGACACCAAGAACGCCGGTCTCTACGGGATGCACCTGTGGCGAGACGGCGGTAAGAAGCTCATCATCACCGAAGGCGAGATCGACGCTATCAGCATCAGCAAGGCGCAGGGTCACAAGTGGCCAGTCGTCTCGCTACCCACGGGTGCCAATGGTGCCGTTGGTGCAATCAAGAAGAACCTCGAATGGATCAACACGTTTGAGGAAGTCATCCTTTGTTTCGATATGGATGAGCCGGGGCGGGAAGCTGTAGACAAATGCGTCCAGCTATTCGAACCGGGTAAGTGCAAGACGGCGATCCTCCCGCGCAAAGACGCCAACGAAATGCTGATGCACGGTGAGGTGAGGGAACTCATTGATTGCCTATGGTCAGCTAAGGTTCTCCGTCCTGACGGCATCGTTGACGGTGCTGACCTATGGGACCTGATGGAGGAAGACGACGACAACGATCACGTCACCCTGCCGCACCAGAAGCTAAACGAGATGACCCTTGGTGTCCGCACCGGGGAAGTCGTGACGCTGACCTCTGGTTCCGGCATGGGTAAGTCGTCGCTCATCCGTGAGTATGTCGACCATCTGCTTAGGACCACCGAGGAGAACCTTGGTATCCTTATGCTAGAGGAACCGATCAAGCGTACAGCCCGTGGTCTCATAGGCGTTCGTTTGTCCAAACCTCTCCACCTTGACAAAGAACTCGCTAGTGCAGAGGAACGACGGAGGGCTTATGAGGAGACTGTTGGTAGTGGAAGGGTGTTCCTCTACGACCACTTTGGTTCAACTAGCTCTGATAACCTACTGGCTAAGATCCGGTATCTCGCCAAAGGTTGTGGCTGCAAACGCATCTTCTTGGACCATCTCTCCATTGTCGTATCGGGACAGGAAGAAGGCGACGAACGGCGGAACATCGACTTCATCATGACAGCCTTGGCCACCTTGGCGCTCGAATGTGACATCACGATTTTTCTCGTGACGCACCTTAAGAGACCATCCGGTGACAAGGGTCATGAACAGGGTGCTGAGGTTTCTATGGCCCAGCTCCGTGGGTCTCATTCCATCGGGCAGCTTTCGCACACCATCATTGGTGCAGAGCGAAACCAGCAAGCAGATGGTGAGATCGAGATCGACGGTAAGATCATCCCGCTCAACACCATCACAACCCTAAGGGTACTGAAGTGTCGCTGGACAGGCGAGACAGGTATCGCTGGTTGGCTTTGGTACGACCGCAAGACAGGTCGCCTCTATGAGCTGATGTCCGATCCGTTCGCAGATAAGGGCGAGAAGAGCAACCGAGGGACATCAACCTTCGAAGACGAAACCGACATGGAAGACTGCCCCTTCTGATGCACCAGCACACCAACGACAACATACCCTCGTCCGTGAAGATCAAACGGGCGGGGGACCGGATCACCATGATTTTTAACAAGGCTACCATCACGCTCACCATCGGAGGAGCGGGTGAACTTGCCGCTGCCCTGAAGGAGTTATCATCTCCGACTTCTGCTGGAAGATAAACGGTAGACCTATAGATGAGCTTGAACAACTCGTCTTCGATATTGAGAGTGACGGGCTGATACCAGAGATGACCGTGGTTCATTCCTTGGTCATCAAGAGTACACTGACCGGTCAGTCTCAACACTTCACTGACAACGACTATCCCGGTGCTTTGCCTATCGCGGTTGGCGTTCGGGCACTTATGGATGCTGCGGTCATCTGCGGTCACAACATCCAAACCTTCGACATCCCGGCGCTTCAGAAGATTTACCCGTGGTTCAAGCCATCGGGCATCGTTCTCGACACCATCATCATGTCTAGGCACTTCTACCCCGACATGAAGGATGCAGACTTCTTGCAAGCCAAGAAGCGCGAGTGGATACCGCCGCAGTTGTACGGTCGCCACAATCTGGAAAGCTGGGGCTACCGCCTTGGTCACTGGAAAGGCGACTACGGTAAGGAGAAGGAAAAGGAAGGTCGTGCCCTTGGTCTCAAGGGTGATGAGCTGACCTACTTCGTCTGGGGCCGATGGTCACCAGAGATGCAGGACTATTGCGGTCAGGACGTTGAGGTAACCTTTGCTCTGCTTCGTAAGCTGCGCAAGAAGGACTTCAGCTTCCAAAGCGTCCAGATCGAACACGACGTTCAACGCATCATCTCCCGGCAGGAAGCTCACGGTTGGGCCTTTGACGAGGAAGCTGCCTATCGTCTCTACGGTATGTTGCGCGGTGCCCAGGCTGAAATAGAAGACAAGCTTGCTGGCATCTTCGCACCGTGGTTCCGCCCAGACGGCGTAGTCACACCAGCGGCAGACCGTCGTGTCAAACGCGAAGACCTTGGTGTCACCATCACGGAACGTCGGTTCTCCGAGGCCACCGGCAAAGAGCTTAAGCCCTACGTCGGTCCCGTTCGGGAAAGCTACTCGACCGAAGCGCCGTACACCAAGATCAAGATGAAGCCGTTCAACCCCGGCTCACGTCAGGACATCGCGAACCGCCTTCAGAAGCTCTACGGGTGGAGACCTTCCGAGTTCACCAACGATGGTCAGCCTAAGGTGGACGATGAAGTCCTCAGTAAGCTGAAGTACCCGGCAGCCCCACTCCTTACCGAATACCTTCAGATCGCAAAGCTTACCGGCATGTTGTCGGAAGGCAAGGAGGCTTGGCTTAAGGCTGTCCGCAACGGTCGAATCCATGGTCGCGTAAACACCATGGGCACGGTCACCAGCCGCATGACGCACCAGAAACCGAACATGGCTCAGGTGCCATCGGGGAAGGTGAAGTGGGGCCATGAGTGCCGCGCTCTGTTCACCGCGAACAAGGGTCAGGTCCTCGTAGGCTGTGACGCCGACGCCCTCGAACTGCGCTGTCTGGCCGGGTACATGGCCCGTTGGGACAAAGGCGCATACATCAAGACCATTCTCGAAGGCCGCAAGGAAGACGGCACGGACATGCATACGCTCAACGCTAAGGCGCTTGGGTGTTCCCGCGATACCGCCAAGACGTGGATTTATGCCATGCTCTACGGTTCGGGTGACTATAACCTTGGGTTCGTCCTCGGTGTCCGTGGGTCCGCTGAGAAGATCGCGGCGGCTGGTAGGGCTGCCCGTAACAAGCTGATGAAGGCGTTTCCCGCGCTCAAGAAGCTGGTCGACGCGTGTAAAGAGAAGGCGAAAGTAGGGAAGCTCCGTGGTCTCGATGGTCGCTATGTTCCGATCCGATCGGCACACTCGGCACTCAACACGCTGCTTCAGTCTGCCGGTGCAATCATCATGAAGCTGGCCTTGGTCATCGCTGACCGGGAACTTCAGGAAGCAGGGTTCGTCCCGCTGGTCGACTATGAATGGGTAGGGAACATCCACGATGAAACCCAAGCCTCCGTTCGTCCAGACCGGGCTGACGAGTTCGGTACCATCATGGCCAACGCAATCGCCAAGGCCGGTGAGCAACTAAACTTCAAGTGCCCGCTCAAGGGCAACTACGACATCGGGCAGAATTGGGGTGAGACCCACTAATGCCTACAGTAAAGGACGACTATCTGTACGTCCTTACGCACCCGCTATACCCAAACCTCTGTAAGATCGGGAAGACTTTCCGACCGAAGGAACGTTTGAGTACTTACAACACCAGTGACCCATACAGGAGATTTACCTTTGCGCATGTTGAGCCTGTCTTCGATAAGAACCTCGGTGAGAAGGTTGTCCACGGTCTGCTGGCTTCGTTCCGCATCGGGAGGACTGAGTGGTTTCGTTGCCATCCCGACGATGCCGTACGTACCCTACGTTCCATCCACGCCAGCACCTTTGTCACCGAATGACGAACAGGGGATGCTGGACAACCTCCACAGCACCTATGGAATAAGGAGCATTTCTGATTAAGCGGACCATCCTGCTCGACGCAGACATTCTCGTGGTCTCCGGTTGTGCCTCAGGCATGAAGGAATTCGAGGGTGAAGATGACGAGTGGTATTACAGCATTGACCTGAAGGAAGTGAAGAACACCTTCCTCAATACCGTAAAGAACATCAAGAAGGAACTTGAAGCTACCGATGTTGTCCTCTGTCTTTCACAAGGACTTACCTTCCGACACGAAATCTATAGTGCCTATAAAGGTGGACGCGGACGGAAACCTCTTGGTGTTACTGCGGTTAAGCGATGGCTCGTCGAAGAGCATGGCGCTAAAGTTAAGCCGGGGATCGAGGCTGACGACACGCTTGGCATACTCGCTACACACCCTTCACTGATCAAGGGTGAGAAGATCATCGTCTCTGCCGACAAGGATTTGCAGACGATACCCGGTAATCTCTACCGTGGTGGCAATTGGGTTGAGATCGATGCGCCGACCGCCCGATACAACTGGCTGCTCCAAACGCTGACAGGAGACGTGACCGATGGTTACCCCGGTTGCCCCGGTATGGGTCCGGTGTCGGCACGTAAGATACTAGACAAGCTCGATATCGAGAACGAAGCCGAGTGGTGGCCAGCCATTGTTGAAGCCTACGCCAAGAAGAACCTTGACGAAGAGTTCGCACTAACGATGGCCCGTTGCGCTCGTATCCTCCACTACACCGACTACGATTTCAAGAAGAAGGAAGCTAAGCTTTGGACGCCGGTCCAGTAAAGTCTGACGGCGGTTCATCGTCGTACTACAAGATACCAAAAGGTTGCACCGATCTACTAGACCTCATCGAACACAAGAAGATGGAGTTCGGTATCGGGAACATCTTCAAGGCTTGCTATCGTCTCGGCGAGAAGGACGGAACTGACCACAGCTACGACCTGAAGAAGATCATCTTCTTTGCTGAACGTGAACTGGCACGTCTAGCCTAAGTCCACTCGCGCCACCCTGAGGTTTTCCTTGGGGTGGCATTTGGTTGCCCACTAGCCCGGAAGTCCCCCATGGATGAACCTCCGTATATACCTAAGGATGTCCTAAGGTTTCTTAAGGAAGCCTTTCCGAACACCATCCCACCTGACCTCCTAACCCTCTCAGACAGGGCCGTTGGTGCCCTTCATGGTCGACAAGAAGTTGTCGGTTTCCTTGAGGCGCATTACGCCGCCCAAGAAGAAAGCCATGTGTCCACCCAAAGCACCTAAGATCGAAAAGGCCGACCCCGTTCAGGCAGCGCCGCCCCCGGTAGATACACCGCAGGCACCTGTCCTTAACGAGGTTGGTACCACAGGGACCGATGCTGACATTGCCAACGCTGCTGCAAAGCGCAAGGGCAAGAAGTCTCTGGTCAACTCCCTGACAAATCCCATTCCCACTGTCCGTCCCCAGATTGGCGTTAACGTCCCGATCTAATGGCAGACCAGACCCCCGTCGATAGTGTCAAGGCCAAGGCGCTCTACAACGCTCTGGTGCAGGATCGTAACCCTTACGTCACCCGCGCTCAGCGTAACGCCGCAATCACGGTGCCCTATCTGTTCCCTAAGGATGGAACGACCGGCGCATCCGACCTTGACAACACCAACCAGTCCTTGGGTTCCCGTGGTCTACGTCAGCTTGCCTCAAAGCTGCAAATGGCCCTGTTCCCGATCAATGCCCCGTTCTTCAAGTACCAGATCGATGACCTGGCCCTCGCCACCCTTGCGAAGTCCAACGACAAACGAGGGTCCGTTGAAGCTGCCCTGAGTGCCCGTGAACGTGCTGTCTTATCCGAGATGAACAGCTCCATGTTCCGGCCCATCAGCTTCGAGGCTTGTCGTCAGCTCGTGGTCGCGGGAAACTATCTCCTCTACGTCCCGAAGAAGGGTAGGCCCCGTGGTTTCCGTCTGTCGTCCTATGTGGTCCAGCGTGACCCCAGCGGCAACGTACTCGACATCGTTGTCCTAGAGACCATCGCACGGACAGCCCTTCCTGTGAAAATCCGTGACCAGCTTCCACCGGCAGACGCATCGCTTGCCCGTGACGCCAAGATCGAAGTCTACACACGCATCTCCCTGAACGATGAAGGCACCCAATATGTGGTGACCCAAGAGATAGACGATGTTGTGATAGCCGGAGAATATGGCGGCACGTATCCTGTCGACAAATGCCCGTGGCTGCCTATCCGCCTCACGGTCCTCGAAGGTGAGGATTACGGTCGTGCCTTCGTTGACGAGTATGTCGGTGACCTGACCAGCCTGAACGCACTGACCGGAGCAATCCGAGATGGCACGATGCAGGCAGCCAAAGTCGTCTGGCTAGTTGCACCGAACTCTACCACAAGCGCCACTAAGTTGGCCAAGGCTGAGAACGGTGGCTTCGTCCAAGGCTCGAAGGACCATATTACCTGTCTCCAAATGGAGAAGGCCGCAGACTTCAGCGTTGCCGAACGCCTCATCCAATCCCTGACCGAACGCCTTTCCTACGCCTTCCTTCTCAACTCTGCGGTTCAACGTAGTGGTGAGCGAGTGACAGCCGAGGAAATCCGCTTCATGGCAGGTGAGTTGGACCAAGGTCTCGGCGGTATCTATTCCTTGCTTGCCGAGGAATTCCAAATGCCTGTAGCCAAGCTCTACGGTCTCCGCATGGAAGCCGTCCGCAAGGTACCGCCGCTACCGAAGGAAATCTCTAGCACGTCCATCGTTACCGGCTTGGACGCCCTTGGTCGTGGCAACGATCTTACCAACCTCGACACCTTCATCCAAGGCGCTGCGCAGACGTTCGGCCCCATGGTCATCGAGAAGCGCATCAATGACGAGGAATACTTCAAGCGTCGTGGCGCATCGCTCGGCATTGACACTGGTGGCCTTGTCCGCACCGACGAGGAAATCCAAGCCATAACCGACGCCGACCACCAGCGCGAACTACTAACTGCCGGTGTCCCTAACGCAGTGGCTCAGGCCGGTGGTGCAATCCGAGATCAACAGCAACAGGCAGCCGATGCCGCAACCCAGCAGGAGACGCAGTGAGCGAAGAAACCACTGAAACCGTAGAAACCGAGGTGACCGAAAACGTCGCTGAGGAAAAGAAGCCCCGCGCTCGAAAGGCCAAGGCAGAGGACAGTGTTCCCGAAGGTAGCGTCATGCTGACCTCTGGCAACCTGTACACGCCGTCCTGATGGAAAGCATCACCGTAAACCCCGGCGCTGAACCCTCTGAGGCGGAAGCGCTCGAAGCCCTGACCGTAGCTGCCGAAAGCGCACCGACGACAACCGAAGAAGCCCTTGCTGCCCGTTCGGCACCTTCCGAGGACTTTAAGCTTCCTGAAGGTTTCAGCTCCGTTGCTGACCTTCTGAAGGCTTACGAGGAACTGAAGGGTTCCCCCGCAGAGACCGAAGAGACCGGCGAGGAAGTCGAAGGTGATCCTGAGGAGACCGTAGAGGTTGACCCTGAGGACACCACGGTTGATGAAGAGCTGCCCGAAGTCATCACAGAAGAGGACGTTGTAGAAGCTACGGAAGAAGAGGCATCCGAAGAGGAGGCCGACCAATCCGAAGGCGACGAAGGCGATCCCCTCACGGCTGACGAGATCGTCGGTTATCTCACTGGTCGCTTTGCCGACAACGAAGGTACCCTCAGCGATGAGGACTATCAGCTTGCCGAGGCCAATGGCTACGGTCGCGATATGGTCGACGCCTATATCCGTGGCCAGAGGGCAGCGCAGGAACTCGCAGACCTCAAGATCAACGAAGCTGCCGGTGGCAAGGACAGTCTGGAAACCATGCTCATTTGGGCACGGACCGGGCTGACTGCTGACGAGATCAAGGAATACAATGCGGCTCTGGCTGACAACAATGTCGACCAAGCTGTACTTGGTGTGGCCAAGCTGCGCGAACGCTACGAGGCAGCCAACGGACGTGAACCTAAGTTGCTCGGCGGTAAACCCGCACGGGTGGCTACGGACACCTACAGCTCGTGGGCTGACGTAACGGTCGCCATGTCCGACAAGCGCTACGGCAAGGATGCAGCCTACACGGCACAGGTATCCGCCAAGCTCGGTCGTTCCAACTTTTAACCTAATGACCTCTCCCTAACCGGAGGGGTCTTTTTCAATTCTAGGAGATACCAATGTCCGCACTTACAGCGGCAGATACCTATTGCCCCGCCGTGTTGAAGCAAGAGCGGGATGGTTACTCCGTGTCCATTCAGGGCGCATTTGTCGGAAAGCTCACGGCCTACCGCTCGAAGGATAAGTCGACTTGGGTGCCCATCGGTACCTACACCGCACCGGCTGAGTTGGACGGCGAGTTCGCCACGGCCTACTGGCTTAAGGTTGGTTTCGGCCCCGGTGACTACACCTCAGGAACCGCCAACGTAAATGTCTATTGATAGCCCTATCTGGTCAGCCGCACCACGGCCAGCTTTAGGGACCGAACGGGGTAGGCGAGGATCACACTGGTTCGTCCCCGGTTTCTCTGGTCCTTCGGTGGATAGCGACCTCCTGAAGACGGTATTGTCACCAAACGGTGAAGACTTCCGCTTCTGGGATTTCACCATGGCAGGGGCCGATGGTATCTTCAGCGACCGTGGTGCAATTCCGGTTACCGCCGCTGGTTCTGCGGTCTTCCTAGCGCTGGACAGACACGGGCAGGGGTCGAAGTCTATCTCTGATATCGAGGCGGCTTTCCCTGAACTCTATTCACCCAGCAACACCATCCTAACACAGGACCCCGGCAGAACCGCCCTAATTGTAGGGATGGCCATTGACTTCAACGGTCAACCAACGGGGAGCGGCGTTGGGGCAGACATATCGTTCACGTCTACGCCGGGGCAGACTTACCGAGTTACCTACACGCGCATAGGAACCGTAGGCTGTTCTGCCGGGAATACCCAAGGCGGTAGCAACTATGGGTCATCCAGCGTTGGCGCTGGTAGCCGAGGTAGCTTTTACTTTGTAGCTGCTTCGACACAAACGTGGGTTCATTTCACGTCTAATAGTCCGTCCGCTGCGGCCGCCCAAGGCATCTCTATCCAGCAAGTTCCGCTCGGCATTGCCGTTCAGTCCAGTTCAAGCGCGTCAAAGCCTGCATGGCAAAACCCCGGCATTAAGTTCGATGGGTCCGACGACTATCTAGTCCCTGACTGGAAAGCGAAGTCTGGTGCAAACTGCATCATATTCCAGGCGGATGTTCCGGCATCCATGGCTGCACCTCAGCTAGTCTCCTCTGTCTACGGTTCGAACGCGAACTTCGGCATAGGGTTTCTTGAGACAGGCAAGCTCATAGGTCAGGTTGGCACTGCCACCGGTGCCGCCATCTTCGACGGGACAGGCGTTGACAACCGAGGGAAGACCGTAGTCGGCGCTCTGGTCATCAATGGAGCGACCGTCAAGCTCTACCTAAATGGTTCTGTTGTCTTCTCCGGTGCGCAGAACGGCAACCCTAGCACGACACTAAATCCATACATCGGCGCTTCGCTTGGCAGCGGTGTTGCGGGTAGCTTCTTCGGTGGCACCATCCGCCGCATTGCCTATGGGCAGGTAGCTCCCACGGCTGACAAGATCGTCGCTATCAGCAACCTTTGGGCAACCTAATGCACACAATCGCAATGCTCGTGACGGACGAACAGCGTTACAAAGTCACGTCTGACATCGACCGCATATCCCCAGACTTCCCCATCGTGTTCAGCCGCAAGGTCGCACCGATCGACCCAAACATGACCACGGACACCGCAGCAACCCACTGGTACCTAAACGCCGATTGGGTGGCTATCGAGATCATGTGTTCGTGGATCGAGTATGCCGAGGGAAACACCGACCTCATCGTCTTCACCGCCACGAACGAAGACAACTCAGCCGGTTGGGCTGTCTCCAATCTGGCATCTCAGGGTCTTCAGTTCGTACCCGACCCAGCCCCGTAACCAAAGGAAACCATGCCTATCACTCTAGGGGCCAAAAGCCTCTCCGAACTAACCCATGTCCACCCTGACCTTGTTCGCGTTGTCCATCGCCTAGCTGCCATTTCCACCATGGACTTCACGGTCCTCGAAGGTTCCCGGACGGTAGCACAGGAACGCCTTAACGTGGCCAAGGGTGTCTCCACCACCATGAACTCCAAGCACATTCCCGGCAAGGACGGTTACGCCCATGCTGTCGATATCGCCCCGCTGGTCAACGGCAAGGTCACTTGGGATTGGTCGGTCTACAACAAGTTCTCGCCCATCGTGAAAGAAGCTGCCCGGTTGGAAAAGGTACCGATCGAATGGGGCGGTGACTGGAAGACGTTCAAGGACGGTCCTCACTATCAGCTTCCGACCAAGCAGTACCCGTGATGCACCGGCACTCGACCAGACGCACCTCTAAGCTCTGGTTGGGTGTCTCCATGGTCCTTTCGTGGGTTGGCCTATTCGTTGCCCTATACCTCAAACTTGAGACGGCTTCGGTAGGGATCACGGTACTCATCCCAGCGATGTACACCGCCTACACCACGATTGGCCACATGGACTTCAGGCAGACCCTTTCCAGCCAACCGGAGACTACCCAATGACAGCTTCGTTCTTCCTTAAGTGGATTGCCCCGGTGATCGCGGTCCTCGCTGTCGTCGGCGTGATCTACGGTAAGGGTCGGCTCGATAGCAAACACGCAGCCGAGACCGCAGACCTTAAAGACCAGCTACAGCTTTCGGAGACCTTACGCGCATCCGAACAGAAGGCATACGACGCCGACGCTGTTCAGGCCAAGGCCAACGCCGACAAGCTCACCACCCTCAACTCAAACATCGACGGATTGAACGCCTATGTGGCAACGCTCAAAGATGCTGGTCGCGAGTGCCTTAGTGGCGCTGACAACGACAAGCTGCACCAGCTTTGGCGCTAAGCAGCTACCTGACCTTTACCCTTCACTACCTGCGGACCTTCGCGTCTGCTTCGACAAAGCGACACCAGCGCCACCGAAGGGCATCCTTACGAAAGCGGCGGTTATCGATTTGATCGCCAAGCTCCACCTTTCCGAAACCCAGAAGATCGACTGCGGTAAGCGGCTGATCAACTTCTACGACAACCTAAGGGGAACCCATGTCTGACTTTGGTAACGCATTCAAGGCCGCTCGTGCTTCTGGCAAGAAGGTCTTTACGTGGAACGGCAAGTCCTACACGACCAAGCTGAAATCCGAGACGACGGCCAAAGCGCCCAAGAACGTCCCGACGCCGACGCCAAAGCCTGACAACACACCACCCGGTGACAAGACCAAGGATGACACGCTGCAACCTTCGTCAACCACGGACAGCTCTGGTGCTGATACGCCTGCACCGCAGCAAGGCCCGAAGCCAGCCAAGGATGTCGGTATCGCATCTGCCAAGTCGCCCATCGGTCAGGCTGCCGCTCGTGTAGCTAACGCACCGTCGACACCTACGCCGTCTAATGCGCAGGTTCGGGACTACAACGCTAAGCGCTATCTGGCTGGTGATGTTGCCGATGGCTCACCCGACGATTCCGCACCGGATGCACCGCAGCAGGGTCCGAAGCCTGAAGGTGTCTTCTACGCCAAGAAAGGTTCGGCAATGTCTAAGGCGGCTGCACGTCGCGCCAATGCCCCGGTACCTAAGAAGTAATTAGGTGGCCCACTAGCAGTTCACTGCAACGGAATGGGAGAACTCAAGGGAGAGTTCTTTAAACTGGTCATGCCCAGCCAACCCATCCCCTAATCCTTCGACGTTCTGAGCAAGTCACACTGACCTTTTTAGGCGGTGACTATAGTCCACCTCAGAAATCGTAAGGATACTTATACTACATGGCTAACGCTATTGTTTCCCCGTTGGGTCAGGCTAACGGTGCTGGTGATACCAATGCACTGTTCCTCAAGGTCGCAACGGGTGAAATCATCACCGCATTCTCGCAGACCTCGCAGTTCGTTGACAAGCATCAGGTCCGTACTATCGCCAACGGCAAGTCTGCTTCGTTCTACGCAACTGGTCGTTCGAACAACGCTGGTTACCATACGCCGGGTACGGAAATCCTTGGTGGCACGATCCCGGTCAACGAGGTTGTCATCACCATTGACGACCTGCTTCTGACCCAGACGTTCATTGCCAACATCGAAGAAGCCAAGCTTCATGTCGACGTTCGCGGTGAATTCACCAAGCAGATGGGTGAAGAACTCGCCCAGGCATTCGACCGCAACGTTGCTATCAACGGTGTCTTGGCTTCCCGTGGTGCCGCTCGTGTCACTGGTCTCCCCGGTGGCGGCAAGCTGACCAACGCCAACTTCCTCACGGACGCACAGGCGTACGCAGATGCCCACTTCGACGCCGCCGCTGTTCTTGATGACAAGTTCGTCCCGACCACGGAACGCTACTCGTTCATGAAGCCTGCTCAGTACTACGCCCTCGTCAAGACCACCAAGGTCATCAACAAGGATTGGGGTGGTGAAGGTTCGTACGCAAACGGTACGGTCGCAATGATCGCGGAAATCCTCCCGATCAAGACGGCCAACCTGCCGAACACGAACATCACGACCGGCAAGTACGTCGGTGACTTCAGCAAAACCGCTGGTCTCATCATGCACCGCTCTGCCGTTGGCACGGTCAAGCTGATGGACCTGAAGGCTGAGAGCGAATACCAGATTTCCCGTCAGGGCACTCTGTTCGTCGCCAAGTACGCCATGGGTCACGGCCCGGTTCGTACTGAAGCCGCCATCGAGCTTGCAACCGCTTAATCACTAACCCAACCGGGGTCCTTAATTGGGCCTCGGTTTTTTTCGTTTAAGGAACCTTTATGTCTGCACTTGACGGTATCACACCGCTCACAGAGCTAGAGGCAATCAACGTCATTCTTGCCACGTCCACCCAAGCGCCCATCAGCACCTTGGACGACGTAGAGGTGACCGACGCCTCTCTAGCTCGCAATACCCTTCGCGCTACGCTCATCGAAGTCCAGACGCAGGGGTTGTCGTTCAACAACGAAACCGGCTACATCATCTCCCCCGACCAGAACGGCTTCATCATCCTTCCGAGGAACACGCTGAAGGTCGACACGGATGGCGACGATGCTGATACCAATGCCGTCCAGAGGGGCACCAAGCTCTACAATAAGGACACGCACAGCTTCGTCTGGGATAAGCCTGTCTCCCTCGATATCGTCCTAGCATTCGCCTTTGATGAGCTTCCACCGATCGTGGCCAACTACTGCGTCATAAGGGCAGCGCGGAAGTACCAAGACCAATACTTCGGTGACAGTCAGGTCCACTCCTATACGGAGCAGGATGAGCTGATCGCACAGGCTGCCATGCTCGAAGCCGAACTCGATACCAATGACCCGAACATGCTCACCGATAGCACGTTCATGCAGGGCCTTCTTGCGCGTACCTAATGGCTCGCATTTCAGGTTCTATCCCGAACTTCATCAATGGCGTGTCGCAGCAAGCTATGGCTCTGCGGCTTTCGTCTCAGGGGGACTATCAGCTCAACGCGCATTCTACGGTTGTCGATGGTCTCATTAAGCGTCCGCCGCTTGTCCGTGGTCCTCAGATCGTCGGGGACTTCACCACCAACCCGGTCCACTGCCACCCTATCAACCGAGACGTAACCGAACGCTACGAGACCGTTTGGTCCAAGACTGGTGTCCGCGTATTCACCTTGGACGGCCAAGAGCGACAAGTGACGTACCCCGGTGGCCTTCAGTATCTCCAATACACCGGCAACCTTCCCGAACCGCCGTATCGTACGTCGACCATCGGGGACTACACCTACATGACCAACCAGCAACGCATGGTCGCCATGGACGCCAATGTGGTGGAACCGGCGCAACCCTACGAGGCTATGGTCTACGTCATGGCCGGAAACTACGGCAAGACCTACACGATTTCCATCAACGGTGCCGTGGTCGCTTCCTATTCGACGCCTGATGGTACCTCTGGTGCCCAAAGCCCCGGTGTCGACACGTCCTACATCGCGAGGCGTCTGGCAACCGGCGAGACCCAAGACCTAGGTAAGACCGTGAACAACACCACGGCGTGGGTCTACAAGGCCACCGACAAGAACCTAGCAGCCAACACTTCCGGCTTCTCTATCGTGGCAGGGAAGGGGGTGATCTACCTCAGGGCCGGTTCCCCGTTCACCATCTCGGTCGAGGACGGCTACAACGGCCACGCCATGAAGGCTATCCAGTATGAGACCCAAGACTTCACAGACCTTCCCGCCTACGGCTACCCCGGTGTTGCCATCAAGGTCAAAGGCTCTGTCACCACGGCCTACGATGACTACTACGTCCGGTTCACTCCGGTGTCCGGTGACGGCTCCGGTATCGTCGGCGGCAGTTGGGTTGAAATCTCGAAGCCGGGGACAGCCATCGCGTTTGACGGCGAAACCATGCCCCACGCACTGGTCCGTCAGAAAGATGGGACGTTCACCTTTGGCCCGGTAAGCTGGGAACGGCGGCGCTGCGGTGACGAGGTTACCAGCCCAAGCCCTTCGTTCGTTGGCGCTACAGTCTCCGATATCATCTGGTTCAAGAACCGGCTCGGTTTCCTCAGTGGCGAGAATACCATCCTTGGTCGCTCTGGTGGACCTTTCGATTTCTGGAAGACGACCGCGACGACCACAGAGGACGATGACCCCATTGACGTGGCTTCTTCGGAGACCGACGTTTCTGTCTTGCGCTCTGCCGTGGGCTTTGCTGACCGGCTCATTCTGTTCTCGGATAACACTCAGGACATGCTAGCCGGTGGCGACACCCTGACCTACAAGACGGTCAACATAAAGCCGTCCACGGCATACAGCATGTCGTCCCGGTGCAGGCCGGTGGTCGTGGGTGACAACATCTACTTCCCGGTAAAGCGCGGTCGCTATTCGATGATCCGCGAGTACACCATCGACCCCGCAAGTGACGTAGGTAAAGCCGAGGATGTCACCGGGTACGTGCCGCTGTTCCTTCAGGGCGAGGTGGTCAAGCTTCGAGCTTCCACCCATGAAGACGTTCTGATCGTTCAGACGGACGAAGGTGGCGGCGGTCTCTACGTCTACAAGTACTTCTATCAGGAGCGCAGCAAGGTTCAGTCCTCGTGGTCCCGCTGGGAGTTCACGGACGTGCAGACGATCCACGACTTCTGGTTCATAGAAAGCACCCTGTACGTTCTGCTTCAGACGACCAGCGGCCACATATGGATCGAAAGCGTAGACATTCAGGCTGGCAATGCGGACGACGGTCTGGACTTCACGGTCAACCTCGATCACCGCATCACCCTGCCTCCGTCTGGTCGCACCTACAATCCGCTCACGGACAGGACCATCGTCACCGCAGATATCTCTAGTTCGCCCTTCGTCCTCGTAAGCGGCGCTGGTGGAACCAATGTAGGCCCCGGTCTGCTTCTCCACCCTGTCGATATCACCGCGACCACCTTCTCACTCGTCGGTGACCTGAGGGACGTTCCGATCTTCGTAGGTCTAGATTACACCAGCCGGTTCCGCCTCTCAACGATCTACATCCGCGAGACAAGCTCAGCCGGGGTACCGATCGTCAGGACCGAAGGACGCCTTCAGTTGGTCCGGTTGCTCATTCGCTACGGCAAGACTGCCTACCTTCGGGCGGAAGTCACGCTTCAGGGGATGGCTATGAGGGCCTACGCCACCAACGGTCGTGTCATGGGCGATCCGCTGAACAAGACGGACAGCATAACCATGGGCGACGGAGTGCTGGACATCCCGCTACTCAGTCAGAACGATAAATGCTCTGTCGAGCTGGTCAACGATAGCTACTTGCCGTCTTCGATCATCTCAGCCGAGTGGACCGCAAACTACGTCACCAAATCGCAAAGGGTACAATGATTGAATTTCGTGAGGCTACGTTGGCCGATATGGTCGACCTAGCCCCACGGCTTCGACCAGAGGACACCGCAGAATGCCTAGCCGCTTCCGGTGTTTCCCCTGAAGTCTCCCTTCCGTCTGCCCTTGGTCTAGGCCCTTGCTGGGTCTGGACCGTGGACGGTCGCCCTGAGGCTGCCATAGGCGTCATCCCTGTAAAAGGTTGCCCACTATCAGGGGCAGTCTGGATGCTAGCCTCTCCCGAATTGCTGAAGCATATCAGATATATGGTTGCCCACTTGCATGGGGTTATCGATATGCTCCACGACCACTTCGCCCTTTTGGGAAACTATGTGGACCAGAGAAACACCGTCCACGTCAACTTCATCAAACATTGCGGCTTTTCGCTCCTCCGTGTCGTCCCTGACTACGGCGTTGAGCGGAGGCCCTTCATCGAATTTGTCAAACTAAGGACCCCCGATGTGTGATCCAGTATCCCTTGCCAGCCTCGCCATCGGGGCAGCAAGTCAGGTCACCAGCTTCATGGGCGCAACCCAGCAAGCCAAGACCCAAAACCAGTTAGCCGAAAACAACCGTATCGAAGCCAATGCCGCTGCATCTGACCAGTATGCCGCTATCCAGAACCGGATGTTGCAGGAAAAGGCAGCCGCCTCCCGCGATCTTGAAGACGCCAACCAGCAGACGCTAAGGCCCGTGGTACCGCTGCGGTGACCTCTGGTGAGGCCGGTATATCCGGTATCACCGTGGACAGCCTGATCGCGGACTACAACGCACAGCAAGGCCGCTTCGAGCGCACCAACGAACAGAACCTAGCGATGACCCAAGATCAACTTCGGTCGCAGCTCGACGGCGTTAAGTCACAGGCTGAAGGTCGCATCAACTCCGTACAGAAAGCAGCCAAGCCGTCGTTCCTGCCATATGCCATCGGCATCGCAAGCACGGGCCTTGATGCGTACTCGGATAGTCTAAAGAGGAAGAAGTAATGGCGGGACGCGTCGAAGTTAACACCAATCTTGGTCTCAATGACCGTCTGACACCGCAGGCATCCCCGGTTGATACCTATGCGGAACCGGCCCGGTCACCGATGGATGACAGCCTAGACCGCCTTGCGAAATCCTTGGCTGGCTTCAGCACCTCTATCGACACCTATGGTCAGGTTGCTGCGGTGAAGCAATCGGCAGCCGATAAGCAGACCCTTGCCCTTGAGGAAGCCAAGATCGGCGGAATGACGAAGGAGCAGATTGCCAAGGCCCGTGCCGATGGAAGTCTCCCCGCTTATGCTGACCCTCTGAAGCAAGCCGGTATCGATGCTGCCGTTGGTTCGCAGCTCGGTAGCCAGTACAGCGAGGACACCCAGAACTACGTAAAGACCCAATACGATCCTGCCAAGGATGGGCCTATCCGAGACTTCCTCGAAAAGAGGCAGCGTGACGCTACGGCTGGTATGAACCCGGTTCAGGCCACTCAGTTTATCCGCCAGACGAACCCGCTGTTCGATTGGGCAGTGGGTCACCAGAATGATGTCGCCAACCAGCAGACGGTTGAGAAGGCGCACACCGCAGCCTACACCCTCATCGGCAACACGGTGACGAACAGTATCAAGGCCGGTGATAGCCCTGAAGCCACCGTAGCCGCCGTAAGGGCACAGTACGGTAACATCGGTCAGCAAGGTATCCTTGGCATCACCGAAAAGGACATCGACAATACCGTCCTGGCTGTTGCCCGTGACAATGCCCAGACCAATCCGAACTTCGCCTTGGCTCTGGCTAATTCGCAGTCCACGGACAAGGACGGAAACAAGACCGGCTTCCTCATCAACCCGACGACTGCCGACCGTGCGCAGGAAATCATCACCACGGCCAACGCTGCCATCCAAAAGAAGGCTAAGGTCGACTTCGGTAACTCCTTGGGCAACCTCGGCGCTGGTGCGATCCTGAACCACACCTTCACGGGCCTTAAGCCACCTTCGTTCACCAATGCGGACGGAAGTGTCACCGAGGTTTCCCCTGAGGATTTCAGCAAGAAAGCCACGGCAAGCTACCTAGCCAACTCGGCACTTGTCGCCAAGCAGCGGCATGAGGACCCTTCTCAGCAGATGGCCCGTGAGTTCTCTGACCTTCGTCGGGCTGGCCTACAGCATCCAGAGCTGAAGTCTCAGGTCAACGGCATCGCCGCCATGCTGTCTTCGGCAAACGTTCGTGATCCTGAGGCGAGGGCACAGCTCCTCACTAAGTTCAAGACCGGACAGTGGATGCTGAACGAAAGCCAGAACAGCCTTCAGGACTACGTTCAGAAGCAGGAGGACAAGGACGCCCTTGCCACCTTCAACGCCTTCAAGACTGTCCCGAACGCCGATGGCACGACCTATTCGGATGAGGAAGCCATGGACTTCGCTTCCGAGGTGTCCAACCCTGTCTACCGTGCGAACACCCATTTCACCAATGATGACCAAAGCCGGATCGATAGCCTCATGGGCGGTATCGTTAAGGGCACGGGCTGGTTCGGCTGGGGTTCGTCCAAGCCGGGGAACTATTCGGCTATCGAGAACAAGGTTGAGTATCTAGCCCGTGGCTTCATCGCCCGTGGCATGGACCATGAGGATGCGCTCAACAAGGCAGCCGATGCTGTCCAGAAGTCATCCCTGATTTACAACGGCGTGATGCTTCCTTCGATTAACGGCTTCACTGCCGATGACGATTTCCAGCCAACCGTGAAGAGCTTCGTTGACGATTGGGCAGCCAAGAACCCCAAGGCGCTCAAGGCCAACGGTATTGACGCATCTGACATCGCGATCCTGCCCCTCGGAAGCGTGAACGGTGACAGCGGTGGCCACTTCCGATTGGTCTCCAAGTCCGGTCTGGACGACATCCTAGACGACAACCACAACCAAGTGATCTTCAACGCGAACGATCTTCGCAACAAACGCGCAGCCGACACACAGGCTCGTAGAGACGCAGCAATCAAAGCAGCAGCAAAGAGGTAAGAATTGACCGACGCAGTTTCCGTCATCAAGGGATTTGAAGGCTATATCGACCACGCCAAGTGGGACAAGAACGCATACCGTGCTGGCTACGGTTCAGACACGACGACCCTCGAAGACGGGACTGTCGTTCCGATAACCAGCGACACCGTGGTAACCCGTGAGGACAGCGAACGGGACATCGCACGACGCACCGCGGATTTTGAAAGGACTGCCTCTAATCAGGTAGGTTCCGACAAATGGGCATCGCTTCCCGGAAATGTTCGGGCAGCACTCACGTCCACCACGTACAACTATGGCAGCCTTCCGCATGACGTGGTTGCCGCTGCCCAGACCGGGGATGTCAACGCGATCGCTAACGCTGTCCGTGGTCGATCCGATGACAACGGCGGTATCAATGCAGGCCGTCGTTCGCAGGAAGCTGACATCATCCTTGGTGGACCGCAGTCCGCTGAGGATAGCGCTCCGTATCGCCCTCAGGTCTCGGCGGGGGTCCAGTTCTCGGCAGACACCGAAGTTCCCCTGAACCCCAACCAAGCTGTCTCTGGTACCCAGCGTGTTGATGAGCCGGAAGCCCCCACGCTCTGGCAGACCGAGAAGGATGCGTTCAACCAGAACAGCACCCTTGCCATGATCCTCAACAGCAATCCCTACAAGGCTGACCCGAATTGGGTGAAGCCGGATGAGAACAAGCTGGCCACGGACCTTCAGGCTGCCGATCTGGACCCTGAACGCTATGCCAAGTTCCTCGGTGGTTCCACGTCTCAGGCTGGCTACACCAAGGCCATTCAGGACGCCCAGGCTGACCGGGATCGTCTCCAAAGGCTTTCTCAGGCTGGCTTTACGGGCACCGCGCTCGACTTCGTTAATCAAGCGCTAGACCCTGTGAACGTTGCCACGGACCTTGCTGTCTCGGCAGTTGCACCTGAGCTTACCCTTGGGAAGTACGGGGTCCGCGTTGGTCGTGTCCTATCTGCCGCGTTGGCCGGTGGTGCCTCTGGTCTCGCAACCTCTGCCGTCAATTATGGCTTCAACCCGAACGCCACCAAGGCCGACCTTATGATGGGCACGGTGATCGGGGCCGGTCTCGGCGGTATCGTCGGTTCCCTTGGTCGCAGCACCGCTACGGCGGCTGAGGCACGGGGCTTCAAGCAGATTGGCGAACAGGTCATCGCACAGCATGAAGGCGTCCCGTATGTTCCCCCGGCTCGTGGGGCGATGGGCGCGGCACCCGCACCAACCCGTGGCAGCTTCCTTGACGATGACAACCCGCTTCAGATGCTCGAACATAGTGATACACCTCAGTCTGCCTTCCGAGCAGGTCGCGTTGACATGAGGGCTATGGTCGACAAGTCGCAGAACCCGGCTGCCCGTAAGACGGCGGAAGGGATGCTTAACGAGGGAACGGGTGTCATTGGTCCGAACATCAATGGCCGCTCTGCCGACGAAGACCAAGCCATGCTTCAGCAAGAGTTCAGCGCAGCGTTCAACCGGACCTATCGGCCACAAAAGCAGGCATTCATTGCCAATGGTGGAACCGAACGCGAGTTCAACGAACAGGTCTTCAAGTACATCGAAGATACACGGCTGAACAAGTCTGACTTCTATGCCAAGGAAGTGAAGGTTGCGGGTGACAATACTGCCCGTGTCTTCAGGGAAACCCTAGAACTACAGAAGAACCCCTTGGTCCGCGAAGGTGGCGTTGGTCGACCAGTGCAGGGCGCTGACAAAACCCCGGCAAACGAGAACTACATCCCGCACGAATGGCACAACGAAAAGGTCCATCTGGGGGATGAGTACTTCGAGGACGGTACGCTCCACAATCTCATCAAGGGCGGTATGCGCAGGTCCAACGCCAAGCTGGACGAACCGCAGCTAGATCGTCTAGCCGGTGCCTTCCTCAAGTCCATCAAGGAACGTGGGGCAGGGGTTGGCCGTAGGGACTTCCTTACGCGTGTCTCCGGTAACAACATGGAAGACGCTATTCAGTCTTTGGTGGAGACCGGATCGCTGACCCAGAGCGAAGCCGACAACTTCATCAAGAACTATGAGGCTGACAACCTGAAGGCGGGTTCTGATACCGGCAACGCCAAACCGTTCAAGCGGCGGTCGCTCATCGATCCTGAGTATGTCCTCCCGTATCGTCCACGGGTCCGCAAGACTGGCGAAGTCCACGACGCTGATATCTCCGTTAAGGACTTCCTCAACCAGAACACCGAATACCTCGCACAGAAGTACATCCGCCGTGCATCCGGCAACATTGCCATGGCTCGCATGAAGCTTGCAATCGCGGACACTAAGGATGAGGCTGGTGAGGTAGTGGCGCATGGTGCAACCATACTGGACGGTATCACTTCCGACAAGGAATGGGCCAAGCACCTAGACGACATCGCTCGAAAGGGCGCTGATGCTGGTCAGACCCCACGGCAGATCAAAGCTGACCGTGATCGTCTACAATACGCCTACGACATGATTAAGGGGACCAAGACCTACGACTTCGACGCGACTAATCCCGGTTGGGCGCTTCGGATGTTCCGTAAGTTCAACTTCATCCGCATGATGAACCAAGTTGGCCTCGCGCAACTCCCTGAGTTGGGCAACCTCGTCGGCTCTGTCGGCATCAAGGCCATGGCACAGCAGCTCCCTGACATGCGGCGTATCATCGGCGCTGATGGTGTCTCGCATCTGCGGAACGGCTTCGGTGACGACGTTGAGGCTATCTTCGGCGCTGGTACCGAAAGCTGGCATAGGACCCCGAACGAACAGTACGACGAGATGCTGAACACCGTAGCCAACGGAAGGGGACATTGGCAGGACCGTGTGAGTACCTTGCTCGATAAGGGACAGCGCATCACCGGTAAGATTTCCGGCATGGAAGGCATTGATACGTTGAGCAAACGTTGGGCCTACAAGGCGGTTATCCAGAAGTTCGCCAATGCTGCCGCTGGTAAAGCAAAGTTGCCCACTAGCAGGCTTGCTGACCTTGGTTTGGACAAGGATATGTTTGAGCGTATCAAGGTTGCTCTTCGTGATCCTAAGTCAGTTCAGATGAACGGTTCCCGCGTTGCTGGCCTTAAGCTTGACAACTGGAAGGACAAGGAAGCCGCTGAGGCTTTCCGCCGCGCAGTCTATCGCAAGTCTACTGAAATTATACAGCAGAACCAGCTTGGTAATTCTATCAAGTGGATGGGTCACCCTGTTGCTAAAGCTCTGACACAGTTCCGAACCTTCATGGCCGCGTCCTACGTCAAGCAGTCTCTTAAGCTCCTCCACCAGAGGGACCCTGAGGCCCTCATCAATGCAGCTTTGGCTTCCTTCATCGGGGCCATGGTCTACGAGGTGCAGACACGCGAACAAGCCCTTGGCCGATCCGACGCGGACAAGTTCCTTCAGGATCGCCTAAGCCCCGCCAAGTTGGCCACGGCTGGCTTTGCTAAGGCTGGGGTCTCATCCATCCTGCCCATGCTGATCGATAGCACGATACCGATGGCGGGATACAAGCCGCTGTTCTCCTACTCCCGTACGACCGGGCAGACATCTAGTATCCTCACCGGCAACCCCACGGGTGGCCTTATGGATGACGTTCCGAACGCTATCAACGCGGGTAGGGGTCTCATTCACGGGGATATGTCTCAGGAGGAAGCGCGTACGCTGTGGAAGCTTATGCCGTTCGGCAATGCCTTCGGTGCGTTGCAGGGCTTCAACTACGCAATCTCTGGCTTGAACCCAAGAACACCTCAGTCTCGCAAGAGGGCTGTAGGTCTCTTTGGTGACGACAACTAAGTAACAACGGGGTAGGTCTTTGGCCTGCCCCTTTTTTCTCTAACAAGGAATACTATGGCAGCTACCGATATCCTGTCTTATGTCTACTATGACAGCAACGGGACACAGCTAGACTACACCTTTGACTTCCCCTACCTAGACCGCGATCACGTCAAGGTCTACATTTCCGGTCAGCCCTTCGGTGACTTCGTTTGGACCGGGACCTACTCGCTCCGCTTCAACCAAGCTATCCCTACCGGCAACAAGATCAAGATCGTTCGCGAGACCCCGGCATCCGAACCCCTGACGACCATCGGCAACGGTGCGTCCCTTCGAGCTGAGGACCTGAACCGGCAAGCCTTGCAGTCCATGTATGTCGCGCAGGAGGCTGAGGACGTTGCGGTCTACATAAGCACTTCTACGATTATCGCACCGGAAAGCGATGCTGGCCGCGTGAACCTCGTTCTGCCTTCTATCGAGGACCGGCGCAACCGCGTCATGGGTTTCGATGCTGATGGTGCATTCAAGATTTACACCGACCAAGACATGCCCAAGGGTCCTCAGGGTGACAAGGGTCCCGTTGGTGACCAAGGTCCGATCGGCCCCGATGGTGTCCAAGGTCCTCAGGGCAAGCAGGGCATCACAGGTCCGCAGGGTCCTCAGGGTATTCCAGGCATTCAGGGACCGCAGGGTCCTCAGGGTGACGTTGGTCCGGTAGGTCCTGCCTTCCAGCCCGACGCTGCTGGTGCGACCGCAGACCGCTCACTGTACGACAATGAACCCGCTGGTTTCGCCTTCCTAGACCTGACGACGCAGACGATGTACTTCAAGATCGACGGCACCTCAGGCAACTGGTCCCACGGCGTTGGCTTCGGCGTTGGCCCTCAGGGTATCCAAGGTGTCCAAGGTCCGCAGGGTGTCGTGGGTCCGCAGGGTCCTATTGGCGTTACTGGACCGCAGGGTCCGCAGGGTGTCCAAGGCAATACCGGATCGCAGGGTCCTCAGGGCGCTACAGGCCCCGAAGGCAGCGGCTTGAACTTCCGTGGAACATGGTCGTCTACGGTCACGTATGTCCGTAAGGATGTCGTGTTCTGGGGAGGCTCGTCCTACTACATGACTTCCACCACGAACAGCCTTGGTGAAGACCCTAGCCTCACCACGACCAAATGGTCCCTTGTGGCCAAGAAGGGTGACGCTGGTGCCACTGGTGCGACCGGCGCTACCGGCCCGACTGGCCCGACTGGTCCTCAGGGTTCCACTGGTCCGCAAGGTGCCAAGGGCGATACCGGCGCTACCGGCGCTACCGGCTCTATTGGCCCTCAGGGCGCTCAAGGTCCTCAGGGTCCTCAGGGTCCCTCTGGTGCCTTCCCGGTGGCCGATGGTGCCTATGGTAACTTCCGGTTCGTCAACGTTGCCAGTATTCCGGCTGGTTGGGTTCAGCGTGGGGTGTTCGTCCAAGATAACAACGGTACGCGCTTCGGCCTTATCCAGCGTGTAAGCTAATGAACATTGAGGATTTCATCAATCTTGGGGGAGGGGTTTCGGCCCCTTCCGGCGAGGCTGACATACCCATACCCGCTGCCGTCGACCTGTCGGGCTACATGCCTAAATCAGGTGGTGCGTTCACCAACGGCATCAGCTTCGGCTCTAACTCGGCAACAGGTCCGACCGTGGTTACTCGCCATATTGCTCTATGGGGCACGGCATTCGGCTTCAGTATCACCACGAGTACGCTGAACTATGTCAGCAGCGCCAACCATGATTTCTATGCTGGCTCTTCACGCATCCTGTCGGTATCGCCCACGACGTTCACCTATGCAGGGAAGAACATCTGGTATGAGGGTAACTTCGATCCGTCCTCATATCAGCCCAAACTTGGGTACACCCCGGTCAACAAGGCTGGCGACACGATCACCGGAGTTGTTGAGGTGTCGATGACAACGCCACAGGTGAAGCTGACAAGCACCAACACCGCGAAGACCCGCTACCTCTACCACGACGGGACCAACATCGGCTTCCTCAACAGCACAGGTGGATGGGCGTTCCGTACGGACGACACAGGTGCACTTTGGTGTTCACAGCTAGGCGACATCAATGGCCGCATAGAAAATCGCGCCTCAGCCTACGCCGCCAATTGCGTAACAAGCTCTCAGATGGCCGGATACATCGAGCAACAGGCGTCCACGGGTGGCACTTACACCTACAGCGCCTACGTCATAACCATGGCTTCCCGCCGTGACAGTGATGCCTACGCCTTCGGGTTCCGTCAGCCTCAGCTCTACATCCCCTCCCGTGGCTGGTTCGCCGCCTTCCCGTTCTAAGGAGACCCATGTTCAACTTCGGTAAACTCACGGCTCGTAAGGAGACCGTTGAGATGCCAGACGGCAGCCCCGTCGATATCCTTGTCATGTATGACGCCAACGGTGTCGAATGGCATGACGCCTATAAGGCACAACCTGTATTTGATTACTACTTGGCTATACTTGATAATGGCCGAGTTGTTTCTATGGAAGCTGACCCAGAGCATTCCCAGATAGCGGACCTGACAATCCTTGGCTTGTCCACAGCAGAAACCGGAGGCTACACCCGTGGCCCCGGTGGTAGCGTCTATGGCAAGTGGTGGAATGGGTCAACCCTGACCGATCCTGTCCTCAGCCGCGAGGAATACCCGGTCCTTCTCCCGACTGTCTTCTGGAAAGCGGCTCGTGAGATCGGCGTCTACAAGGCCGACATTGTGACCCAACTCAACCAGATACCGGACCCAGACCAACGCGAGGACGCTTTGATCGACCTTGACGAATGCTCTGGCTTCATCCGCCTCAACCCGTTGGTTGTCTCATTAAGCGACACCTACCAAATCACTCCCGAACAGCTCGATACATTGTGGCTATGGGCAGCAAACACTCAGGTTTAACCGTGGAACACAACACCACCGTAGTTGCGACTACCGCACTTATGACACCCTTCTGGTTGCCGAGCTTGACTTCGGTTTCCGAGGTTGCCGCTACCGTTACCCCTATTCTCGGCGCTATGTGGCTGGTCATCAAGATCGTTGGACAGTGCGCACATTGGATCAAGAAGTACAATGAAAACAGACACTAACGCACTCGAAAGCCTCTTTGACACATTCGCTGATGGTCTATCCAAGCTCCTAAGGGAGGGTAGGACCGCAGTGAACAAGGATGGCGAGATCGTCCAGCTTACGCCCGACGCGGCCACCTTTAACGTCATCCGGCAGTTCTTGAAGGACACCGGGACGACCGTGGCACCGGGCAAGAGCGAGAAGGTGAACTCCATAGTTGAGAACCTTCCGTTCGGCCTACCTGAAGACGACAACACCGAAGCCTACCATTAAATCACCATAGCGGCTCACTGACGCGCTCCTTACGTCTGACGATAGATTGTTCATCGTTGACCCTAGAAACGCGTCAGTGGGCCTCCCTGTGTCCATACGCCTCCACTATCGGGATAATTAGTGACGCAACTACTTTCGTCTACCTCGCTCACTCAGCAGGCAGACCCAATCCTCTCAACCTTTAAGAACTTCCTGTACCTCGTTTGGAAGCAGTTCCTTGATGGCAAGCTGCCGACGCCGGTCCAGTACGACCTTGCAGACTTCCTACAGCATGGCCCGAAGCGCTCCGTTATCGAAGCCTTCCGTGGCGTTGGTAAATCTTGGGTCACCTCGGCGTTCGTCGTCTGGTGTCTCCTCAGGAACCCCAACCTGAACATCCTCGTCATCTCGGCTTCCAAGAACCGATCGGATGACTTCTCCACCTTCACCATGCGCATCATTCTTGAGATGCCTATGTGCGCTCACCTGATACCGGGTCCTGACCAGCGCTCATCCAAGATTGCCTTCGACGTTGGTCCAGCTACCGCGTCCCACGCTCCGTCAGTCAAGTCCCTCGGCATCAACTCGCAGATCGCGGGTAGCCGTGCTGACATCCTGATTGCGGACGACATTGAAGTTCCGAACAACTCCGATACCCAGATCAAGCGCGACTTGCTTGGCGAGAAGGTCAAGGAGTTCGACGCCGTTCTGAAGCCGGGTGGCCGCATCATCTACCTTGGTACACCTCAGTCCGAACAGTCGCTTTACAACGTGCTACCAGAGCGTGGCTACGTCATGCGCGTATGGCCAGCCAGGTATCCCACGGAAGAGCAGCTAGCCAAGTACGGTCCACGACTGGCACCGATGATCACCAAGGCCATGGCTGAGGCTGCTGACCGGGGTGAGGACATCTCCGGAAAGTCCACGGACCCCCAACGCTTCTCCGATACGGACCTAAGTGAACGTGAGCTTTCCTATGGTCGCTCTGGCTTCGCCCTACAGTTCATGCTCGATACGAGCCTGTCCGATGCTGACAAGTTCCCCTTGCGGCTGTCTGACCTCATCGTCATGCCTCTGGACAAGAACAGGGCACCACAGGCGATGTCATGGGCTTCCGGCGCTGAACAGCGGTTGGACCATCTGCAAGCCGTAGGGCTGCCCGGTGACCGCTACCACAAGCCTATGTGGTGGGATAAGGAAAGCCTGCCCTATGAGGGTTCGGTCATGTTCGTGGACCCCTCTGGTCGCGGCGGTGACGAAACCGTATGGGCAACCGTCAAGCACCTTCACGGCAACCTGTTCCTGACCGGGATGGGTGTTGCTCGAAACAAGGGCTACGACAAGTCCGTCCTGCTGAACATCCTGAACGACGCTCGGAAGCAAAAGGTCAACAAGATCATCGTTGAGCCTAACTTCGGTGACGGCATGTTCGCTCAGCTCCTCCGCAACGAAGCGATGTCGACCTACAAGGTTGAGATCGAGGACAGCGAGTGGGCAAAGAACCAGAAGGAAGTCCGCATCATCGACACCTTGGAACCCATCATGAACCAGCACCGGCTCATCGTGGACGAGGCTGTCATTGAATGGGACTACACGTCCACAGACGGCTACGCTAAGGAGGAGCAGACCTACATGCGCCTCATGTACCAGCTTACGCGCCTCACCGCTCAGAAGGGCTCTCTGGCCCATGATGACCGTGTTGACGCTCTGGCTGGGGCTGTCGCCTATTGGGTGGAGTTCCTGTCCCGCAACGACCGTACCTCTGCTAAGCAGCTTAAGGACGACGCTCTTCAAGCTGAACTGGATAAGTTCCTTGATGACTTCGGGGATGGCTCCTCGGCAGGATACCTTCGCTTCTTCTAA